GGGAAATTGGATAAGATATCGGCGGCAGAGAAGTCGCGGTACAAAATTCGCAAAAGCAGCAGAGAAGCTGGTTAAAAAACGCAAAATCAACAGTGGGAGATCACTTAAAAGCGCAAGGAGAAAATCATGGCTGAAATCGACACCACCAACGTAACAAACACCACACCCGAAACCGATCCTCAGACCGTAGACACCAACGAAGCCAACACCACGGCCACCGAAACCGCAGAGCTTGCAAAGCTTCGGGCTGAACTGGCCCGCCAGAAGCAGGCGCTTGACAAAGCGACCAGCGAGGCGGCGTCCATGAAGAAGCAGCTCAGGGCCAAGCAGAGCGAAGAGGAAATCGCCGCCGAGGAAAAGCGGCTTGCGGATGAGGCACGGGACAAGGAGCTTGCAGAACTTCGCAAGCGCTTTGCACAAGCAGAGAATTCAAAGAAGTTGATGGGCTTCATCGGAGACGAGGCCACAGCAAACACCGTGGCGGAGTACCTCTACGGTGCCGAGGACGTTGACGCGGCAATCACCGCGCTCAACAAGGCGTGGCAAGCCAGAGAAAAAGCCCTCAAGGCGGAATTTGTCAAGATTCCTGGCCCCGGCGTTGGCGGGAGCGAGGGAGCCTCTATTACCCTGGAACAGCTGGACGCGATGGGATATCGCGAACGTGCTGCCTTTGCCAGGGAACACCCTGCTGAGTACAACACGCTCATGGGGAGATCATAATATTGAAAGGATGATTCCACTATGGCACAGGTGAATACCACCTACGGTACCTACCTTGAGTCCCTGTTCAACCCTGAGGTCGTTGCTGACCTTATCAACACCAAGCTGACCGACAAGATGGTCTTCAGCCCCCTGGCGAAGATCGACTACACCCTTCAGGGCCGTGCCGGCGACACCGTGAAGCTGCCTTACTACAGCTACATCGGCGCTGCCTCCACTGTTTCCGAGGGCTACGACATCGGCCTGCGCAAGCTGACCCAGTCCACTGTCTCTGTTGGAATCAAGAAATATGGCGTGGCTGTCCAGCTGACCGATGAGGCCGTGCTGTCCGGCTACGGCGATCCCGTTGGCGAGGCTGCCATGCAGATCGCGACCTCCATCGGCGACGCTGTGGACAATGCTCTGCTGGCCGCTCTGGCTGCGAACGATTCTGCTGCTCAGAACTATGCCACCAGCGACTCCACCACTGCTCTGGAGCCTGCCGACATTCCTCTGGCGCTTGCCAAGTTCGGCGAGGACAACGAGGGAACCAAGGCCCTGATCGTCACTCCCAACTTCTACGCGAAGCTGGTCGGCTCCAACTGGATCCCCGCCTCCGAGATCGCGGCTGATATCCGCATCCGTGGCGCTGTCGGCATGGCGTATGGCTGCCAGGTCATCGTCTCCAACCGTCTGGTCACTTCCGGCAATCTGTACATCGTCAAGCCCAATACGCTGGCTGTGTTCATGAAGCGTGACACGCTGATCGAGGCGGACCGCGACATCCTGAACCAGTCCACCGTCATCGTCGGTAGCAAGCTCTGCGCGACCTATTTGCTGAATCCGGCCGGCATGATCAAGCTGAGTGTTGGTTCGTAAGACGGTAATCCGCCATGATGCTTCACAGACACTTTGAAGATCAAAAAGAAAAACCGGAAAACATGACGCGCACGTCGGATCTGCTCGATAACGATACAGAAAAACCGGACACGGAAGAAACTGTATCGACAAACGAGCAGCGCAAGAGACGGCGCAAGAAACACGACGACTGAAAAGGAGGCGGCGGGACATGGCACTTACAACCGTAAACGAGCGGGTGATTGCTCGGCTACAGGATGCCGATATCACGCCTGATCCGGTGATCGTACAGGACTGCCTTGACTCGGCGTATTCCGCCATCATGAACCGCCGCTTCCCGTTTGAGAGTTGGCCAAGCGCCATTGAACCCAGGTATGAGGACTTGCAGGTCCGAATTGCAATCGATCTGTACAACAAGATCGGAGCGGAGGGACAGCTGAGTCATTCCGAAAACGGCATCTCCAGAACCTACGAGTCCTCTTGGATTTCCGAACAGCTTCTGTCGGAGGTTGTTCCGAGATGCGGGGTGCCGCTATGAGAACACTCAAACGAAACAAGCAGCCGTTCTACTATTGCCTGTACAAGAACACGGAGATCCCAGGATCGTCCGCAATCGCCGGAAAGGCCGTTGCAGGAATCTCCATTGTCGGAGATCGAGACGTGAGCGAGAACCGAATCCACGACTCGTACGGAAACGAGACTGGCGAACTGATCAAGGCGTACGACAGACCGGTGCAGATGTATGCAAACATCTCACCGGCCAGCGGCCTGGCAAGGACGGAGCAATTCGGTGATCTGGCTGATTACGACAAGGTCATCGTCATAGATGACGTAAACTGCCCCATCACCGAAAGCACCGTTCTGTTCGTGGACAAGGAACCGGAATACTCCACGGTGTCCACGTATGAGGATTCCGGGGTCGAGACGATTCTCGGAAGCGGGCTTGTTGAAAAGACCTATCCAGTCCCTGTGTATGACTACATCGTACGACGGGTCGCAAAGAGCTTGAACAGCGTGAGCATCGCCATCCAGAAGGTGACCGTGCAGTGAGCAAGGTCATCCATGTACAGCTGAACGCGGCATCCGTTCAAAAGGCAATACGCGAGATCCAGACATACCAAAGACAACTGACGGATAAGTGCAAGGAGATTTGCTACAGGTTGGCCTACTACGGCGCTCTGAGAGCATCCATCGACTTCTCCGGCGCGATCTACAAAGGACCGCGTGAATACAGCATCACGGTCGAAGAAACGGATCACGGATACCGCATTCTGGCTGACGGCGCAACCGTGCTGATCTTAGAGTTCGGCGCAGGCGCAAAAATGGGATACGGGCATCCAAAGGCCGATGAATTCGGCATGGGGCCAGGCACCTATCCTGATGGAAAGGGCCATTGGAACGATCCAAAGGGCTGGTGGATCCCAAAGTCACACGGCGGCGGACACACGTACGGCAATCCGCCGGCAATGCCGATGTACAATGCCGGACAGGATATGCGGAAAGAAATCGAACGAATTGCCAGGGAGGTGTTCTCACAGTGATCGACGTTGAGAATCTTGTATTTACAAAGGTTGCTGAAGCAGTGAGGACGGCATTTCCTGACACGTTCGTTTCCGCAGAGTACACGGACATTCCGGCCAGATTCCCGGCGGTGACGATTACGGAAGCGGACAATCGGATCTATGACCGGATGCGTACGACCGTGATCGAGAATGCCGTAGATGTCATGTACGAGGTCAATGTCTACAGCAACAAGGCGGCAGGCAAAAAGACCGAGGCCAAGGAGATCATGAACGCTGTGGATGCGGCGTTTTGTAACCTTGGATTTACCAGACAAATGCGTCAGCAGGTACCAAACCTGAACGACGCAAGAATATACCGTGTGGTTGCACGGTACCAGGCCGTGATTGCGCCTGGAAGCCAGCAGGACGAGTACGTGGTTTATCAAAGTGACTGAGTCCTGCGACCTATCATCTCAAAAAGGAGAAATGCAAAATGTCTCAGAGACTTTCTACCGCCGGCATGTTCCTCTGCTGGGCCAGCGAGACAAGCGCAGGCACAATGCCGACCAGCGGCTATACCATCGTTCCGGAAGTCAAGAGCATTCCGTCTTTCAATCCGACGCCTGAGGCCATTCAGAGCACCACGCTGCTGGAGACCGAGTTCCACACCTATGTGGAGGGCCTGAAGGATCTCGGCGGTACGCTTGAGTTCGGCGCGAACCTGACGGAGGATCTGATCACCGCGTGGGCGTCTGTCAACACTGCACACGATTCTGCCGCATCGGCAAGTCCGGCGAAGGGCTTCTGGTTTGCTGTGTGCCACCCGAAGCTTGCAAAGTCTGTCGTGTTCAAGGGTGACCCGGCGCCGCTGGGCCTGAACGAGGCGACGGTCAACGCCATGGCGGAGACGACTCTGTACATCACGCCCAACAGCGCTCCCAAGTGGGAAACGATCACGCAGCCGACCGTAACTGCTACTGTTCTCGGAGGTTAAGTAAATGGCCGAAGAAAGGATTCTGCCGATCCGAATCACGGATCACGATACCGGCGAAACCTATGAGCTGGATTTCAGCCGCGACAGTGTGGTTTTCGCGGAGCAGCGCGGCTTTGAGCCGGAGAGCATCACGACTTTCCCGGCAACCAAGATCCCTGAGTTCTTCTACTACGCTTTCCGCAAGAACCATCGCAAGCTGGCAAAAAACCAGACCGATGCTCTGCTGGACAAGCTCGGCGGCCTGACGGACAAGATGCTGGAGCGTCTGATCCTGCTGTATCAGCAGGCACAGATGGCGAACAACATCATTCAGGACGAAGAGGACTTGGTAAAAAACGCGAAAATGACAGTGGAGATGTAAGGTCCCCACTGTCATTTCAAGAACTTTTCGAGCGAGACTGCCCGTACTATCTGGCTATTGGGATGACCTGGGACCAATACTGGTACGGTGATCCACTGATGGTCAGAATCTTTTATAAGGCCGAAAGACTGCGGCAAGAGCGTGTCAATGAAGAGGCGTGGCTTTACGGTGCGTATGTATCAAAGGCAATAGAAGGTACCATTTGCAACGCGTTTCTTGAAACAGGGAAGCCAAAAATGAGCTACCCAGACAAGCCAATTCAGTTGTCGAAAGACGCCGATACCGAATTGAATTCGGATACAGAATCGGAAGACAACGACGCGCTCTTTGCCAAAGCCTGGATGAATAGTTTTGTGCAGGCGGGAAAAAACTGGGATAAAAGCGTGGTGAACTCCGACAATGGCAATTGACATTGATTCTATCAGCATCGAGATCGAAGCCTCTTCGGAGGCCGCCGCAGATAATATC